CTAAAGGTGTTCAAGAAAAACTTAACACATCCCAAGCAAACCTTTCACAAAAAGATCAAAATCTTTATGATGAATATTCAGCTAGGGTAGATACTCAGCTACAATCAGCAGAAGACCGTTACAAACAAGCACACGACATAGGCGACACGGACGCTATGTTATCTGCTCAGAAAGATGTAGCAAAACTTGCTGTAGAACAAGAAAGTCTAACGAGAGTAAAACCAGAACCCAAAGTTCAGGAAACTCCTGTAGAAGTTCCTCAAATTCAACAACAACAACCAGTAGAACAAGTTGCAGAACCAGATCCTAAAGCTCAAGATTGGGCAACTAAAAATAGTTGGTTTGGTGAAGACTTAGCAATGACTACAAGTGCTTTTGCTTTTCATAGGCAATTAGTTGAAAAAGAAGGATACGATCCAGCCTCTGATGAATATTATTCAGAAGTGGACAATAGAATGGCGAAAGCTTTTCCACATAAATTTAATAATGGTGGAGAAGTTTCTCAATTAAATAATAACATGCAAGAACCTGTAGCAAACTCAAGTAGAGGTACGAGAGGAAAAGCAGGGAAAGCACGCACTGTCAAGTTGTCACCAAGTCAAGTAGCAATAGCTAAAAGACTAGGTGTGCCTCTTGAAGAATACGCTAAACACGTAAAATAGGAGATAAAAATGGCTGATAAACAAGAAGAAATCACCACAACGGATCGAGCTCCTCGATCTGCAGATACACGAGATAGTGAAACTCGTCTTAAACCATGGCAACCCCCGTCTTTATTAGACGCACCAACGCCACCTGATGGTTATATCTATAGATGGCTTAGAGAATCTATGGTAGGAGTAGAAGATAAAGCGAATATGTCAAAACGTATTCGTGAAGGATGGGAACCAGTGAGAGCTGAAGAACACCCTGAATTTGAAGCCCCAACTGTAGAGGATGGAAGACATATAGGTGTAATCGGAGTAGGTGGGTTAATACTCGCAAAGATGCCTATCGAAACCGTCAATCAACGACGTGCATACTACAAACAAATGGCTGCAGACCAAATGCAGGCAGTCGATTCGAATCTTATGCGTGAGAGTGATAGCAGAATGCCTATTAGTCAACCTAATAGAAATTCTCAAATCACATTTGGTAAAGGAAATGATTCGTAAGAATTATGAATTTAAATTTTAATATAATAAAAAAGGTGAAAATAAATGGCAAATGTAAATAGCCCAAATGGTTTCACACCTGCTTATCATATGTCTGGTGGTACTATAAGACCTTCTGAGTTCGCAATCGCAAGTGGAACTAACGCATCTATCTTTAGTGGTGATGTTGTTAATCTATCAAGTGGTTTAGTAATTCAAGGGACTGCAACTGGTGCCCCTCTAGGTGTATTCGCAGGAGTGGAATATCAAGCTACCGACGGTTCGGTTGTCTTCTCGAAAGTGTGGACAGCAGACGTTGCAACTTTAGGTGCTGCAAATGCGAAAGCGTATGTTTATTCTGATCCAGATATTGTTTATGAAGCTCAGTCAACTGGGACTCCTACACAAGCATCTATTGGAACAACTAATACGATTTCAACAACTGCAGGTGATTCTAACACAGGTCGATCAAAAGAAGGTGTAACAACTACAACTTCTAGTGGTATTGCGACAGTAGTGGGGTTTGTAGACAGACCCGATAACTCTATTGGTCAATACGCTAGAGTGTATGTGATATTCCCTGCTTCTGTATTCGGCAATAACTAAAAGGTGAATAATAATGGCAATTAATAGAGCGCAATTAGTAAAAGAACTCGAGCCAGGACTGAATGCACTTTTTGGTCTCGAGTATAACCGTTACGAGAATGAACATGCTGAGATTTTTGACACGGAAGCTTCAGACAGAGCGTTTGAAGAAGAAGTGATGTTATCAGGCTTTGCACAAGCTCCTGTAAAAGGGGAAGGCGCAGCAGTCACATATGATGCAGCTCAAGAAACTTTCACATCTCGTTACACTCATGAAACAGTAGCCCTAGCCTTTGCATTGACTGAAGAAGCTATCGAAGATAATCTCTACGATACTCTTTCTTCAAGATATACAAGAGCTTTAGCTAGATCAATGGCAAACACGAAGCAAGTAAAAGCTGCAAACGTGCTTAATAATGGTTTCTCAACTTCCTTCCCAGGAGGAGACGGAAAACCTCTCATGACAACTGACCACCCAACTTTAACAGCTGGCGATCAGTCTAATGAACCAAGCACTGCTGCTGACTTAAACGAAACTTCGTTAGAGAATGCATTAATTGATATCTCCGCATTTAAAGATGAAAGAGGTATCAAAGTAAATGTACAAGCTAGAAAGCTAATCGTTCCACCACAATTACAATTTGTGGCTGATAGAATATTAAATTCTCCAGGAAGAGTGGCTACATCGGATAATGACATCAACGCTATGAAGAACATGGGAATGTTCCCAGAGGGTTATGTTGTTAACCATTATCTAACTGATACAGATGCATTCTTTATCAAGACTGATGCCCCTAATGGTCTAAAGCACTTTGAAAGAGCTACAATGACAACTGGTATGGAAGGCGACTTCGAAACTGGTAACGTTAGGTATAAAGCCAGAGAAAGATATTCTTTCGGCTTTAGTGATTGGCGTGGAATCTACGGATCTCCAGGTGCTTAATCGGGAAGCTTAGCTTAGGAAAGGGATCTTCGGATCCCTTTCTTTTTTATAAGTATTACTATAGAATAAATTCGTCTAGGATAAATAATTGTTCTATATACTGACCTAGCAGACTAGCCGAGAATATAGAACTTATTTCCAAAGGAGGAAATTATGGCAAATTCGACGTTTAATGGACCAGTCAGGTCCGAGAATGGTTTCAAAACCATTGATATTAATTCAACAACAGGTACAGAAACTGATGGCTTAGTTATCAATGCAGACGGTAATGTCTACACGGATAGCGGTGGGCATATACAATATGCTGCTGCAACAGGTTATGGACCAGCTGATTTAATAGTAGGTAAAGGTGGTAGCCAATACGGTACTGTTAACCCTTACGCAGAAAGTGCAACTCAACTTTTCCCATTAGGAGCATCACTTGTGTATGGTAATAACGTATACCGTTATGTTGAAATAGGTGGAACTGCAGTAACAGCAGGTAAACTATTACAACACAAAGCTATTGTTTCTGATCACGCTAATATGACTGCAACAGCTGCAGTAGCAGCAGGTGAAACTGCTATCTCTGTAGAAACAGGCGGTACTGATTTAACATTAAATCAATACGCAGATGGTTACCTTTGGGTAAATGATGTAAATGGTGAAGGTCAAATGCTTAGAGTAAAATCTAATCCAGCTCATGATCACTCAGCTGATCCATCTGTAGTTATTACTTGTTATGATGCACTTGTAACTGCTTTAACAACTAGCTCACAGTTATCTCTTATAGAGAATCCAAACACTAACCTTATAGTTGCACCAGCAACAGAAACAGGTGCGTTAATGGGTGCTACTGTTATTGACATGACAGCAGATTATTATGGTTGGGCTGTTATTAAAGGTCCAGCAGCTTTATTAACTGTAGGAACTTTAGTTGTAGGTAATGCAGCAGTTCGTTCAGGTGGTACAGCAGGTGGTGTAGCTCCAGCAACAGATAATGTGTTACAAGAAGTTGGTGATGTAATGGCTGTGTCAGCAAATACAGAATACTCACTAATTAACATGAATCTAGGTTAAGGGGTAAATCATGGCAGACGCAGTAACTTCAACAACGATTGTAGATGATGATAGAAAAGCTGTTATACAGTTAACTAACACATCGGATGGAACTGGTGAGTCAGCTGTTACTAAAGTAGATGTAAGTGCACTTGCTGTAAGAAGTTCAGATGGTGCTGCTTGCACAGGGTGTAAAGTCGCAAGAGTTAATTATTCAACTTTTGGTATGAGCGTGAAATTATTATGGAACGCTAGTACAAACACTATATGCTGGGATTTAAATTCAGACTATAGCGACGATATTGATTTTTCCTACATGGGAGGCTTGCAAAATACTGCTGCCTCTAGTGGAAAAACAGGCGACATAAAACTCACTACTACTGGGCACGCTAGTGCAGATTCTTATGTTATCGTATTAACAGTAATAAAA